AATTTCATGAGCTAACTTCGCTTTCTGGTCTTTATCTTCTATGACCTTATCTAAAAGTCCAGTTACAGGTTCGATTAAAGCACTTAAAAAAGGTATAGCCATATATCCCTCTTATTTTTTACACTTGCAAATATCTACACCCATCTTAGCAAGTATCCAAATAACTACCTGCTTAACTTTTTTATATAACCAAGTTGCAATATCCATAATAGTATCAACAACCCAAAGAATCGCGGCTGTAATTGCAGCAACAACTTTAGTAATTAAATTAAGAATCATACTATTCTCCTTATTGACCCATTGTTTTAGCACCGGCTTCTGGCACCGATGTAGCCCAAATAGCTATTGATTGTTTTGGTTGCCAAGGCTCGTTGCAGTTAGTGCAGGTTCCTGTAGCCTCCTCATGCTCACTAACGGGATCAGCGCAGTTACTACAAACAATCTCAATTTCATGCTTGCAAACTGTAGTCCCGTTTACGCTTTGTGCTTCATATAAAGTTTTCATAAATCACCATGATATTAATGCGTATCCATTAGCCCCATTAGCACCATTAGAACCACTGGTACCGTTACTACCACCAGCACCGCCACTTCCATAACTAGTGCCATTATTACCACCAGCACCCCCAGGGCCATAATTTAGTCCAGCACTTCCATTAACTCCATTAGGAGATCCGCCAACTCCAACAGGGTATCCATGCTGAGTTCCCCCACCTCCCCCAGTAGCAGAAATACTACCTACTGAAGTTGTTCCACCCCCAGTTCCTGGATTAGCGCCATTACAAAACCCCGGATAATAACCTCCAGTGCCACCAGCACCCACAGTTACAGATACACTTTGACCTGGGGTTACTGATAATGTTTGCGAAGTTCTATACCCACCAGAACCCCCACCGCTACCTCCGTTAGCATCTCCACAGAACCATTGCGACCCACCACCACCGCCAGCACCATAGACACTAACATTCAAACTATAAACCCCTGCTGGCACTGTAAAACTAGTTGTTCCAGTACTGCTAAAAGCTTGACTACCAGAGCTTGGAAATATTTTCTTCCAATTACCAGCTTCATATATATGTATTTCTCTAATGGTGCGCCAAGAACCGCCGTCGTACGCAAAGACTTCAAGAGGCTCCCGCCAAACACCGCCATCATAAACCTGTAAGCTCATGAGTATTTATACCAAATATCGCCGTTAGATCCACTAGCGCTTGGAGAGGAAGTTGAGACTGTTCTAGCGCCGGTTCCATTAGTACCAAGTGTAAGACCATTTACCGTAGTCCCCGTAATTGTGCCTCCAGTTATAGCTACAGCACTTGAAGCTTGTGTTGCTATTGAACCTAAACCAAGACTTGTTCGAGCAGTAGCCCCAGACTCAGCAACCCAAGCAGAGCCATTACCAACTATAAAATTACCATCTGTAACTGCTAACGCAGCTATCTGGTCTAAGTTAGTATCCCAAGCTTGAACATCTGTACCTATCGCTACGCCTAAATTAGTTCTGGCAGCAGAAGCAGAAGAAGCTCCGGTACCACCATCCGCCACAGCTAAATCCGTAGCCAACGTTAAAGAAGATAAGTGTGTGATTGCATCAACGATATCCGTGCCATTATTAAATAACAGCATGGTTTTACCCGCTGGTACAGACACACCAGTTTGCCCCGAAACCTTTACCGTACACGCATCAGCTAGTCCGTTATTAACCACAAACATTTTTTCTAGTTGCGGCACGTATAGCACTCTAGCTCCACCCGATGTACCAGTAAGGTTTAGCCTCATATTTCTGGCTTGTTGAGAGCCATTGCTATTTGATAAGGTAAGAGTTACATCACCGCTTGAAAAAGCTACGTCAACAGTGCCACATATAGCTTCTTCGAGGGCTGTACCCAAATTAGTATTCGTGACGGTACCCCATGTACTCAGGTTTTCACCTGTCGTCATCAATTGCACTTTTAAGTTAGTACTCCATGTACTTGCCATTTGTAGCTCCTATGCCGCTATTTTTAACCAATTAGCTGATTGTGAATCGTCTATTTCTTGCCATCCAGAAGTCTGGTCGTCGTTAATAAGTTGCCAATTTGGGTTTTGATCTGGAACTATTGTATTCCAAACTAACGGCGTGGTTACTAGTCCTTGCGCCGAAACCCCAACTAAACGTACCTTTGCTCTACCTACAACATCAGCATCTCCGAGTTCTCCACTAGCTTCGACCCCAGATACTGTAATACTATTAGAACTTCTAATCTGAACAGTTCCAGTGTCACCACTAGCTTCTTCACCGATAACTGTTACATTCGCTTCACCTCTAGCAACTGCTGTACCTAATGCTCCGCTAGCTGAAACCCCAATCGGATAGACATTTGTCTTACCTGCAACAGAAACCGATCCTACACTTGCACTAGCTTCTTCTCCGGTTACCGTTACATTTGTAGCTCCAGTAACACTGGCTGTTCCTAACGCTCCACTAGCTGAAACCCCAGTAACTGTTACATTTGCAGCACCAGTAATAGAGACTGAACCTGCACTTGAAGTAGCTTCCTCACCAGTAACCGAGACCGCTGCACCTGCAGCTGCTACCGCCGTACCAAGAGCGCCACTAGCTTCAACCCCAGTAACTGTTACATTTGCAGCGCCAGTAACACTGGTTGTTCCTACACTTGCACTAGCTGATACACCTGTTACTTCTGCATCTATTGCAACTCTAACGACTACAGAACCTAAATCACCGCTAGCTTCTACTCCAGTAACCGTTACAGTTGCAGCACCTCTAATTACCGAAGTGCCTAATGCTCCACTGGCTTCTACCCCAGTGACCGTTACATTCGCACCTGCCGTAACAGATACGGTACCAACACCACTGGTTGCTGAGAGTCCGGTAGGTGATGCAGACGCATCAATTTGGCCATAACCCCAGTAGGCTACGCCATATCTACCCTCACCCCAGTCGCCAGTGGCTGCCATAGCTTAACTACGCAATACGGATAATTGCCGATGTCGCGTCTGCTGTTGGGAAAATAATAACGAAGTCACCGTCTGTAGATGTCTTATCCGCACCAAAATCTAATACCGCAACTGCAGCATTTGGAACTGCCCCAGAAATACCGTTAGCTGATGGTGTGTTGTTATAGATAAGAGCACCGCGTGCAGTTACTGATACGTTTGAGAATGTAAGGTCTGCAAAGTCTGCAAAACCCGTACCAGCAGATGCACTTGTATTGGTTGAAGTAACACCGTTATTGGTTAGGTTCTCTCCACCAGCCGTATAGTTCGCACCTGATGATTCGTTGGTAGCACTATAAGCCGTGGTGTTTGCATCAATAGATGCAGATGATGTGTAAAGGGCTAATTTAAATGTATCCCCCGTGCTAGCACGAAGATCATGCACTGCTAGCATGAGTTCAGCTTTGAACGAAGTACACATTGCCTGTGTAATTGCCATGTTTGACTCCTTATGAATCTAGGATTGGTATAAGTTCTGAATAACCAGCTTTTTTGAGCTTGTTCGCCAGAGTAACGTTGTGAGACTTTACAGCCTCATTTATATAAAAAATTAAAGTTTTCCGTATATGCTCTTTGTAGGCTTGAGCCTGATCTCTAATAGCCGGATGAGTTTGATCTCCAATAGAAATAATCCTATCAACTGCTCGATTGGCAATCTCTTCTGGAGTAAACCCTCGATTACTTGTTGTTTCTACTCTAACTCCACCACCTAATAAAAAAGCGACTTCATCCATAATTATTTAACCGGGTACCTTACCTGTGGGGTTCTATACATATCCTGACGATTTTTAGCGTCGCCAAGCTCCTTAAGTAATGCAAGAGACTCGTCATACCTCTTCTGATACCCTTGCAATACATCTGCTTCTGACTTCATAAAAGTAGCTGCTTCAAGCAATGACCCATACAAAAGTATAGAATCAAAGTTATCTCCTAACCACGAAGTACCTGCTGTTACAATACTCTCTGGGTAGTAGAAATAATGAAGCTCCGCAGAATAGGCTGAGTTGGGCGTAGGCCCAAGTATAAAAGCTTCCGAATTAAATAACGCATAATGCGTTGGAACCCCAGTGCTACCAGGGTCAGGGAAAGATTCCCGAATAAAGTTTACGTCTTTATTGAGTAGAAACGTTTGAACTCCGTCAGCATCAATAACCGCAAGAGAATAAACAGACAGAAAATCTGCTGGTACACTCAAGTACTTATTGCCAGAGGTCATATTGCCGGTAACGTTTTTCCTAAAATCCGGTAACTGAATGGCGTTATAAACGCGCTGCTCAGCCTGTTGAATAAACGTATCTATCTGCTCTTTGCTAGTAAAAGTCGTAGCGGAAGCAGAAGTATCATTTACCGATGTGTTAGGAAACGTAT